CGTTTTTATCCCTGCATACCCTAAAATACAGCCTGTCGGCCAGTGCGGTGAAAGGGTAAACGCTCGAAATTCCGAATAATTGCTCAATATCCTGGTGCCTATAGTTATTGTATGCGAGTGCCTATGCGTGACTATGTGGCGAAAAACCCCTATGTAGGATGCTATGTAGTATGGTAGGGGGTATAATTGGATTCCCACCTCCCTACCTATTCCATTCGATGCGTCTTTTAACACCCCCCCCCCCTAACCCCGTTAGTCCCCCCTATCTCTTGTAATGAAAAAAAAAAAAATAAGGATCAACTAACATTTTAAGCTTACACGTACGGGGGATTGCTCCATTGCGAGAAATAGCACATAGGGGGGTGAGATTGCCTGCCAGCCACACGCACCAACTCATAGCTCCCACATAGCATACCCCATACCCACCAGCCTACACATACCTACCCGGACCGGAAATACTCCGGGGTGCAATATCCGCCATACTCGCCCGGCCTACTCATACGTCCCTAGCACCCGCACTGCCCCACCTTGTATGCACCACTACTCTCAGCATACTCTAAAGTTGTTAGGCGATAACCATTCCTATCTAATCCCCCCGCGTGTTAGGAAGGTATCACACAGGGCCGATTCTGCTGGACCGGGGGGAGGGGAGGGCCGAGAGCGCATGGGGGTTGGCCCCGCTGGGCATCCCCATCTACACCACCACCTGCATAGTTATCCCCCGGAATTACTCCTCCAGAATTAGCTAATGTTGCATCAATTGCGGGTTTTCCCCGTTCGCCACACTGGAGCGGGAGGTAGTCGGCGTAAAATTCCAGCAATCCTGGTATAATTATCCGGGGGGATTACGGGGAAATAATCCAGACGGGAATCCCGAAAGAAAAGGGTTGACAGCCGCGCCTCCATACTATAAGCTGATCCTAATCAAAACAAATCTTTACCTCGGTGGTACTTATGCTCCCCCTTCAATCAACAGACTCCGCAGCGAACGCAATCGAGCGGGTTCGCTACACCCATGACGGAATGATAGATGTTATTATCGCGAAGCCAGATGTATCGGGCGCGCAATTGGCAGAGCACTTCGGATACACACAGGCTTGGATTTCACGGATTGTTTGCTCGGATGCGTTTCAGGCCAGGCTGGCCGAGCGGAAAACGGAGATTGTTTCTCCGGTGCTGCAGGCGACTTTCGAAGAGCGGTTGAAGGGAATGGCTATGCAGAGCTTGGATATCATTGAAGCAAAGCTGGCAAAGAAGAATCCGGTGACCGGGGAGTATGGGGATGTTACGACTGCGTTTAAGGCGCTTGAGATTAGTACTAGGAGCTTAGGCTATGGCGCTCGCGCGGTGAACGTGGCAGTGCAAAACAACATCAACGTCAAGACTGCGAGCGATGAACAGCTGATGGAAATAGCTCAGGGAGCGTAGATTGGCAACTAAAGCATCCATAACCCGACAACAGGCCGCGGCGGTCTTGCTGGAGCGGAAAGCCGCGCGGGAGAGTGTGGAGGTCTTTGCTTCCCGCGTCCCGGTCCCCGGCTCCCCTTGTGAAGATGCTGATGAATCTGCCCGCATCCCGCTGATCGAAACTGAACAAGCGCTGCATCATAAGCTAATCCTGCGCGCAATTCAACGCTGCATGGACACCCCGCACGGTCGGCTGATGGTAATGGCCCCGCCGGGCAGTGCAAAGTCCACCTATGCTTCCGTGGTTGCTCCTACCTGGTACCTCGGCAAGGAGAAGAATCGCAGGGTTATCCTAGCTTCCTATGGGGATGATCTGGCGAAGACAATGGGGCGGAGGACTCGGCAGTTGCTGAAAGCGGAAGAGACTATTGGACTGCTGCAGGTTGAGTTGTCCAAGGAATCTCGCGCGGTGGACAAGTTTTCTCTGACCAATGGCTCCGAATACATCGCATGCGGAATCTTGGGCGGCGTTACCGGAAACCGCGCGCACGGGCTGATCATCGACGATCCAGTCAAAGGTCGGCAGGACGCAGATTCCGACTTGATCCAAAAGCGCACCTTCCAAGCCTACGAAGACGACCTCAAAACTCGACTAATCCCCGGCGGCTGGATTATTATCATTCAAACTCGCTGGAACGAAAACGACCTCTCAGGGCGGATACTTCCGGATGATTGGTCTGGAGAATCCGGTGTCCTTGTCTGCAAAGACGGCTTCGAGTGGGAAGTTATCTGCTTGCAGGCCGAGTGTCAGCATCCCAAGACCGATCCTCTGAACCGTGCCGCCGGGGATATGCTTTGGCCAGAGTGGTTCGATGCTAAGCATTGGTCGCAATTCCGCCTCAACCGCAGAACCTGGTCTAGCCTCTACCAGCAAATCCCAGCGCCCGCGGAAGGTATTCTGTTTCTTAAAGATGATATGGTGACCTATGATGGAAGAGACCTGCCAGAAGATGTACGAATTATCGGAGCTGGAGATTGCGCGGTTACGCCAGATGGTGGAGATTGGACTGAGTTTGGAATTGGTGCAATCGGGTCAGATGGAGCTTTATATCTATTGGACTGGTGGAGGGGGCAAGTTGACTCCGGTGTTTGGGTTGAAAAGCAGATCGATATGATGGCGAAGTGGAGCCCCTTGTGCTGGTACGCAGAATCGGGGGTTATTCGCAGGGCAATGGAAATGACCCTTCGTCGCCGCATGGGGCAAAGGCAGGTTAATTGTCGGTTGGAATATCTTGCCGCGGTTAATAACAAAGAAGCGAATGCACAGGCAAGCATCTCGCTAGCCGGGAGTGGGAAGTTATTCTGGCCTAGGGCGGCTTGGGTCGCGGAACTCCAACGCCAAGCTCTTGTTTTCCCCGCGGGCTCCCCTGACGACGGAGTCGATACCCTCGGCCTCCTTGGTCGGGGCGCTGCTAAGCTCGGCGGGAAGCGGAAACCAAATGCTAATTCCGAGCAAAAGAGTCAATTGAAATTAATCCGTGGCGGGATGGATATGCCTGCCGCTATAAACTCAACATCCTGGATGGGGAACTGATGCCGAAAAAGGAAGATAATACTGAATTGCTAAGCCTCGCGCGGAAGCGGATGGAACTGGCAATCGCAGCACTCTCGGAGAGTCGGGGGTTTGAGCTGGAGGACCTGAAGTTTCTCGCCGGCAGTCCAGACAACCAATGGCAATGGCCGAGCGATGTCCTAAGCACTCGCGGGACTTCCCAAGGGCAAACCATTTCCGCGCGGCCTTGCTTAACAATCAACAAACTCCCGCAGCACGTCCAACAGGTTACCAACGACCAACGGCAGAATCGCCCTTCTGGCAAAACCATCCCAGTTAATGATGAAGCTGACAATGATCTGGCGGAAGTCTATACTGGAATAATCCGGCACATCGAATATATTTCCGACGCTGATGTTGCTTACGATACGGCTTGCAGCGCCCAGGTAATAACCGGGGAAGGGTATTTCCGATTGCTCACCGATTGGATAGATGAAGACTCCTTCGAGCAAGAGATAAGAATTGGTAGAATCCGCAATCAGTTCTCCGTCTACATGGACCCGACCATCCAAGACCCTTGCGGCTCCGATGCCGAATGGTGCTTCTTAACAACTGATATCCTTAAGGAAGAGTACGAGCGAGATTTCCCAGATGCAACTCCCCTCTCTTCCTTAATGACGAACGGAATCGGGGACGCGGGAATGTCTGGCTGGATCAATGAATCAACCGTGCGGATTGCAGAGTATTTCTATATCGAACACGAGATGGTTGAGCTTTGCTTGTATCCATCTGGGCCGTGTGAGAAGGGCAGCGCAATTGACCTGGAAGCTCGGGCGCGGGGAATCAAGCCAATTCGCACTCGGACCTCCGATCGCAAAGTTGTAAAGTGGTGCAAGATCAACGGCTTCGAAGTCCTGGAAGAGCAAGTCTGGCCTGGGAAATGGATTCCAGTTATCCGCGTAATCGGCAATGAATATGAGATCGAAGGAAAGCTGCACATCTCCGGCCTTATTCGCAATGCCAAAGACCCGCAGCGCATGTATAATTATTGGTCAAGCCAGGAAGCGGAAATGCTCGCCCTTGCCCCTAAGGCTCCATTTGTCGGATATGGCGGGCAGTTCGAAGGCTATGAAACCCAATGGAAAACAGCTAATACTATCCCCTGGCCTTATCTGGAAGTCAACCCGGACATCGTCGATGGGCAAGGCGCGCCGCTCCCCCTCCCTCAGCGCTCACAGCCGGTAATGGCGCAGTCCGGCCTTATCTCCGCGAAAATGGCTGCCTCTGACGACATCAAGTCCGTAACCGGGCAATATAATTCTTCAATAGGAGCTACCAGCAATGAAAGATCAGGGAAGGCCATACTCGCGCGGGAACGTCAAGCTGACACCGGCACGTATCATTATGTTGATAACCTTGCTCGTGCTATACGGTTTTCCACTCGTCAAATTATTGATCTAATCCCGAAGGTGCTGGATACCAAACGCATCGCCCGCATTATGGGAGTCGATGGGGAAGTTGACCAAGTTGAGATTGATCCGGAGCAGCCCGAAGCAAAGAAAGACATAATCGATCCAGATACCGGTGCGGTTATCAAGTCTATCTTCAACCCTGGAGTTGGCAAGTACGATGTTTGCGTAATAACCGGACCCTCCTACACAACCAAGCGACAGGAAGCCGCGGAAAGTATGTCGGCGCTAATGCAAGGGAATCCAGAGCTCTGGGCGGTTGCCGGCGATTTGCTGGTAAAGAGTATGGATTGGCCAGGAGCGGAAAAGCTATCTGAGCGCCTTCGCCGCACCATCGACCCCAAGCTCCTCTCTGATCAGCCCCCACCAGAAGTCCTACAGGCTCAGCAGCAAATTGAGGCAATGGGGCAGCAGATGGAAGCAATGCGGAAGATGCTGGAGAATGTACAAACCAGCTTCGAGCAGCAAGAACTCGATATCAAGAAGTTCGATGTTGAGACTAAACGGATTGCGGCTTTGCAGGAAAGTATGACGGAAATGCAGATGCAGGATACGATAATGGGGACTCTGCACGCTATGATGGATTCCGGGGATCTGGCAGCAGGGAAGCCGGGGGGCGGAAATCCCGGCGGATTACAGAATAATAATCCCGGCGGACAACCCCCTATGCAGGAGCAACCTCCCCCACAGCAATTTTAACCACTTAACCAGGAGCAATTATGAGCAATTATTCAGCAATATCCGCATCCAGTCAAATCAAGGTCGGTGCAGGGAAGCTAATCGGAATGATCGTCAGTTCCACTTCCACCGGAACTATAGCCTTCTATGATTCGGAAGACGGGAATGACTCAGATCCAGTGATAATCGCAACCCTCACCCCGGCGGCTGGCTCCAGCTTCCTTATCAGCTCGGGATTGTTTTTCAACAAGGGCCTCTATGCGGTTATTGCTAGCACTTTGGCAGTCACCATCGTCTACGAATAGGAGCAACGATGGGCGACTTAACCACTAATATTTCCAGACATGAAGTAGCCTGCAAGTGTGGTTGTGGGTTTGACACAGCGGACTATGAAACTACTGCGGCAGTACAGGAGGCTTGTGACTATTTCAGCCAACTGCTTGAAGGTAAATGTATCTTAATTATCAATAGCGGCTGTCGATGTGAAAGCTGGAACAAGCACGTTGGAGGCTCCAAAAACAGTCAGCATCTATACAGCAGAGCAATCGATCATTATATTCGAGGCATATCCATTAAGGAATTAGCTGACTATTACCTTAAAAAATATCCTGATAAATATGGAATAGGTATATATAAGAATTTCATACATCTGGACACCAAATCTGGCCCACCAAGGCGGTGGTGAGTATGAGCAATTTCATTTCGGAGTTTTTCAGTTCAGGTGTCGATGGAGCCGCGAAGGGACTTGGCACTATGGCAAAGGATATCCGTACTGCTATAACCGGAAAGGAGCCGGTATCGGATGGAACTCGCCTTCGCTTAGAGGAAATTGCTGTGCAGCTGGAGCTCGCCGAACTCGCCCTCCCTGCCGCAGTCAACCAAACCATGCAGGTGGAAGCCGGTTCCGAGCATTGGCCGCAATATTCCTGGCGACCATTCTGGGGCTTCATCTCCGGTTTCGCGTTTCTTTTTGTAGTTGTATTATGTTGCGTTCTCGGTTATAATGCTGTTATTGATAAAAACCCAGACGCTTTGCGGATGATTCCGGATCTGGTAACCGCCTTCGCAACGCTGTTTGCAATTCCTGGGGCAATCCTAGGCGTAACCGCTTGGCATCGCGGGGCACTAAAGCGAGATGTAGTGAACAAACAGTAGCACCTCTATCGAACAGGGCGAATTCCCTGGAGTCTAAGGAGACTGAAATGTCAGAAGAAATCGTAGTAGAACAGGAAGCAATCCCTGGACAGGAACCGGAAACCACGACCACCCCGGAGACTGAAGAAGTCGCAGAAGGGTCGGAGCAGGAAGCAGAAACCGCAGCCCCTGAAGTTGAAACCCCAACCTTAACTCAAAAGGAATTTGAGGCCGAGCTTGGCAAACGCCTTGCGCGGGAACGCAGAAAGTTCGAGAGGGAAATGGCAGCTAATGCTGAACCGGCCCCCTTGAAGATTGAATCAAAGCTAGATCCTGCGGCATTTACCAGCACAGAAGAGTATCTTGATGCGCTTGCTGACGAGAGGGCAGATGCTAAGATTGCACACAGGGATCGTAGCCGCTCCGTTAATGAAATCGAGCAAAAGTACCAGGATCAGATCGATGCAGCAGAGGACAAGTACCCCGATTACGTACAGGTAGCGCATACCCATAAATTCATGACTGCGGATATGGCATCAGCTATTAAATCTTCAGAGCTTGCAACGGATATGG